CTTCTACATTTAAAGTTAAAAAATTTATTCATATCAGTACAGATGAAGTGTATGGTTTTATAAAGCCAAACGAAGATAGGGAATTCAAAGAAACGGATATACTTGTACCCAGCTCTGTATATTCATCTACAAAAGCAGCATCTGACCTGATAGCTTTGAGTTATCACAAAACATATGGTCTTAATACTATAGTAACACGTTGCTGCAACAATTTCGGCCCTAATCAACATAAAGAGAAATTTATACCCACAATTATCAGATCGATTTTGAATAAAAAGGCAATACCTGTCTATGGCAACGGTACAAATGTACGTGAATGGATATATGTTAGGGATCATTGTAAACATGTTCTAAATGTATTAGAGAACGGAATTCCAGGGGAAATATACAATATCGGATCTAATGCTTCCTTTACTAATATTGAGATAGTCAAACAAATTGGCGACTATATGACCAAAAAATACAATTTACAATACCATATCAAATATGTAACTGATAGAAAGGGACACGACTTTAAATATGCTATCGATAATACTAAATTATCTAAAGTATCCAAATACAAACCATTGACTTCTTTTACTAGTAATTTACAATCAACGATCGATTGGTATTATGATATTTTCAAGAAAACATCCTAAACCTGGTTACGTCTATGCCATAACAAAAGGAACCTATTTAGGTGAATTGTTTGTTTCTATGGAGAAGATTAAAAACGAACATATCTTTCTTTCTTTACCAGAAATGAAGATCCGAGCTGTCCCAGAAGATAAGTTCGAACTCGGCATTAAGACTGGAATTATTGATATTGTTGAAAAATTACCTCGACGCATATATGGTGTTTGCCGCAAACAATATTCAAAAAACCTAAACCCGAACTTGATAAAGAGTATCACCGCATAAATAATAATATGGACTTCGTTGACCCAAATAAGACTATACCTTCGCCCTATAATGGCTTACCAATTCGCCCCAGGCTACAAACATACATTCGCGACAACAAGCAAGTTGTTGAAGCTGAATACATTGACCCCACAACCGGCGTTTTTATCCGCAAGGGTGTCGTTTCAATTAAAGACGTACCCCCTGCACAGAAATAAGCTTGTTTCTTTTTGTCGACAAGGTATACTATAAAGAGTGATTATACCGCAAAACTATACTATACAAAAGTTCTATCAATACGCGGGCTATCCGCGATTCAAGAAATATACAAATATATATGAAGCAGGTTGTCCGATTTGTAGAGAAGGTACATCCTGGGGTAAAAAAAGACGTTGTGTTTATCTTGTTGAAAAAGATTTAATTTGCTGTCATAATTGTGGTTGGTTTTCTAAGCCGCTTAAATGGATACAAGAAGTTACAGGTTGTAACTTTAGTGAGATACTAAATGAAGTAAAGGAGTACGATAACGTAATTGCTGTAGCTCCGAAAACTATAGAAACTCAAAAAGAAAAACAACCAACATCCACCTTGCCAAAAGATGCAATAAATCTTTTTGACCCTGGGCAAGTTGATTATTATAATGACAATAAAGTTGTCAATGATGCGCTAGATATAATTAAAACTCGTCGCCTTGATACAGCTATCAATCGACCCGAAGCGTTATACTTATCTCTAAATGACCCGGTACATAAAAATAGAATTATAATTCCTTTTTATGACGTATCCGGTGATATTATCTTCTATCAATCAAGAACCATTTATACAAAGAATAACAAATACCCAAAATATTTGAGTAAAATTGGCGGTGATAAATCTCTTTATAATATCAATAAAATAAACGAAGAGGATGAATGTATTTTTATCTTTGAAGGTCCAATTGATTCTTTTTTCATAAAGAACGGCACTGCTGTAGCTGGTATACAAGAAAATAGCCACAAGACGTTTTCAACCCTTCAAGAAAAACAATTATCACAATTTCTTTTTTATAAGAAAATATGGGTACTCGATAGTCAGTGGTTAGACCGCGCTAGCAAAACAAAGACAAAAAAATTACTCGATAGTGGTGAGAGTGTTTTTATATGGCCAGAAGAGCTCGGTAAAAAATACAAAGATATAAATGATTACTGTATCGCTAATAACTTAGATACTGTCGATCGTGAATTTATCTTGAGTAACACAAGTACAGGAATTAAAGGCAATTTACAATTATCGGTCGTTCGCTGAAATCAAATAGCCTTTAAACGATTCCCCAAGAGAGCTTAATTCAGCAGCAAGCCGTGAGATTTTTTTCTTCTCACTTCTTGCTATATCTTCAAAAATTGTATCACAAGGTGCTGCGTGTAATTTTGTTTGTATGGACTCTGGACCAGTGCCATTAAGAAATTCAATAAACTGATCTATTTGACCTATCCATTGCTGCAAATGCTGTATTTGCTCTCCTGTATATTGATCTTCAACTTGCTGTCTCCCGGGAGCAGCAACATCAAAATCTTCAGGTTTGGCAGATTGTAGTGTACTTGCCATTGCTTCTTTATCTGTAGCTGGACCTTGTACACCTACAGGTTCTTCTTGAGATTTGTCAGCCTCTAAAACAAAATCGAACTTACTTTTAAATAACGCCATATATATATTTATATTACATTAAATATTTTTAATGAGAAAAAAGCTTTGTTTTGAAGACGCAACAATGTATTATAATAAATGGGTCTCTGGCATTGCCCAAAAAGAAATGGGTGCACAGCCAACAACTCTCAAGGATTTATTCGGAAAAGGAAAGGAACCTCAACATCCTAATGAGGTTAAAGCACCTAAAATTATACCTTTTCCCCTAGAAAACACCATTCCCCAGTTAACTAATCTATATATATCTGTTAAAAATTTACGTAAACTCTTTGCAAATGGTCTTCATAACCCCGTATTAGAGAAGAATGAATCCGCGAAAATCAAGATAAACACAGTGTTAAAGCAGCTTCATGAAATGGATACCAAACTAGAGTCGATGTTTAAATTGCTTGAAACCCTCTAATTTCAAGCTTGATATTATTATACTTTTCATTTAAAATATTATAATGCTTGTAGCTACACAATTGGCTAAATTATTTGGCTATGCCACTATAATTGCGTTTTTTGCGCATAGTGTCGGACTTCCTTTTATCTCGTCTTTCTTACTAGCTATATTGATACAATATGGTGTGTATAACGCATATGCATATGGGATACGCGTTTATGGGGCACTTAAAAATAAGGAACTTGAAACACAACGATTAAAAACAATTGTACCTCAAGGTCTTGAAGTTGAATGCCCGTGCTATAAAAAGTATAGAGAATTTATTCCAATAAAACTTACAAATGATAATTATTATAAGTGCACAGAATGTAAAAAGACTCTAAACGCCATCGTTTCCTATGAAACGGTTTTAGTTACCGAGCCTATTTCGAACACAGAATTGGAAGCAAATATAAATTTATGAACTCTGAAGATATTAAGCCTGGCGATCCTTTTATGCCAATGCCAGAACTTAGCAAGATTAACATTACACTATTAATCGACATAATTCGTCGCGACCTCGATACTGATGTGAGAAAATTATTTGATGAATGTGTATGTTACTATAAAGATGGCACTGCAAGTGATGCTGCTTTTTTTAGAGGGCTGATCTCACTTATTGTTGAACAGTATAATAAAGAAATACGTAATAGCAGCAATACAGAAGAAAATAAAGTCAAATACTCTTCCGATCTACAAATGTTTGCAAAAGGAATTGATGCATGCATCACTTCTTTTTTAAATAATATCACTTGTGGAGCACAAAAGAATTGTCTTGACGCTCTCAAGCTTTCATTTATATTAATAGGATATGGCATCCAAAATCTCAAAAAAGTATTTCCTAATCAAGTCAAAAAATAAAGAACACAAGCTTAATTTAGCAGAATATGCTAGATGGTTGAGCTTGATTGAAGCCTTGGAGCTTGTTAATTCCAAAGCATCGCAAATGAAACTTGATCTCAGTGATAAGCAAAATGACTGGATTAAGCCTCTTGCTTTTCAAAAATACGTTGAAGAGAGAGTTGAATCTATGCAAGACGAAATTTTAATGATGGAAAACGATAATACTGGAATAAATGTTAATGAAGAGAGTAAAACATGCACTACATTGCAGGAACCCGCTTTACTTTAACACCCAATAGACAACTATCATTATACGATAAGTTTTTTAAACAAAACGTCGTGTATATTGTAAGAAAAATTAATAAAAACAACGCAGGCGTTGCTTATGTCTTTGATACAAGTGAAGGGGAAAAACTTGAAGTTACATTTAAGAGTTGCAGAGAAGCTGATAAAGTTATTTCATTACACCGCGGTGAGAGTGTACCTAACTACGAAGAAAAATACGAACTATTGAGCGGTAACATTTAGTCTAGTGATAGCCACCATATATGTCTGAATAATCATTCTGCGTATAATCAAAAACCTTTTTACCTGCATCTGTTGTATTGTAATCATATCCTTTAGTAGCACCATCAGCTGTATTATTTTTCTTATCGTCAAATACTTGCGCATTTACAGCTTCACCAGAAAGACCTTGCTCAAACGAATATTCGAAACGTTTTGCTTTAATCAACCACACATAATGACCTGCAAGTGGATTTATCAAAGCAATATCTTGATCTAAACGCTCTGTAATTACATACATTTTACCATTACGACCACCAGGTCGGTCACTCCCATATTCATAAAGCTGAAAAACATCATCTGCTTTGGGCTCTGCCCCTGTACCAAAAGTGTTATAAAAAGCTTGAATATGTACAAACCCTGACACTTCATCTTCTGCTAATAAGCCATACTTGCTAAGAAGTAATGCATTTTCATTTAAATTAATACCCAAAATAATTACACGAGGTGCAGAATATTTTTGCGCTGGCTCTTCACCATAAAGCATATCACCTGATAATGTACTGGTATTATTTGCAAAATATAGAGCTTTTTGTCCATAAAGTTTTAATTGTTCATCCCAGTAATTAGAGTATATTTGTCTTTCATTAGTATTATTCTCTTTGTCTGTGAACCGAAAACACTCGTTATTCGATGTGTTAGGATAAACACTCACCTCACCACCTGTATAAAAGTCTTTAGCCATTTCTTAATTCTTTCTTAATCCAGCTTTATTCATTTGTGGATTATATTCCAAGGTAACAGAAGGAATACCTTTTAGAGCTTTTGGCTTATGAATATCATAATCCACGCCTTTAATAGCTTTCTTAATATTCTCTATTTTTTGTATTCTATTATTATTAGATCTTAGATAATGCGGAACCACACGACCTGGATATTTAGCATTAATCTGCACATCGCGCAATATAGGGTGCATATGCCTACTTTGAACACCTGGTGAAATCATGTTCTTTGTATTTTGTGAAAAATATTCCTTAAAGGTCATTCAATTATATTTAAGCAAAAAAAAGGGCCCGCAAGGGCCCTTTTTTTATTTTTACACCAACCTACAAATTATTTGAGACCGGCGAGGTAAGCACCAACTTTAGAAGTATTGCTAGCAACTACGTTGGCTTTGCCTTTAGGACTTGTAGGAGCTCCACCTTTTACTCCACTGCCTACTAGGGCATGCCCTTTGTCACCATCATTACCGACTTTATCAGTAACTTTAGCGTCAGCTGTACCTTTTGAAGCAAGACTCTTAGTAGCATCACCTACTTTATTATCTTTCTTCTGTAAGGATTGACCAGCACTATCAGGAAGCTCCTTCATTTCAGTAGCTTCTTTCTGTGTTTCCTCTTCCTTGTCTTCTTTTTCATCTTCATCTGAGCCTTCGTCTTCTTTCTCAGCATCTTCAGAACCTACAGGCTCTTCACTGGAACCTTCTTCAGGCTTCTCTTCTTCACCAGCACCACCTTCATCAGGCAGGCTGTCGTGAAGCTTCTGCAGAGCAGCGATAGCATCAGCTACGAGCTCTTTTGTTGATTTCTCGGTCTCTTCACCCGAGGTTTCTGGAGATGGGAGCCCGAGCGCTTCAGCGTCGGATGCTTCAACATCGCCATGCTGATCCGCCATGACGTCCTCATAAAGTTTGTCAAAGATGGATTTGTTCATAAAATTATTTATACCTTTTACTTCTGTTTTTTCAACATTTTGTGAAAATTTTTCTGGTTTGTAAAAATTATCTTTTATTTTAGCTTTAGTTTTTTCAGCTGGCGCAATGATATCTTTTTTAAAGCCTTCAGCGCTTTCAGGCCCTGTCTTTTTGCCAACGAAAGGGCTTTTCTTAGAACCTTCTTTGCCAGTTGTTTTGCTGGTCTCGCGTTCGAACGTAGCTTGGTTGACTTTGCTTTCATAAACTATACTTATGTCTTCTAGTGATCTTTTGTTGCTCATTATAAGTATTTAATAGCCATGGCTGAAAAAACTGAGAAATTCTATCTAGGCAATAAAAATTTACCATCCCCTGATGCCATGTTCGATTACAGTGCGCATCCAGAGTGGGTTGCCGATATTGCTAAATGCCGAAAAAATATTATATATTTTGCTGAAAACTTTTTCTATATTGTTAATCTTGATCGTGGAAAGGAAAAAATAGCTCTACACAATTATCAAAAGCGTGTTCTTCGAGGCTTAAGAGATAATAGATTTGTATGCCTTCTAGCTAGCCGACAGATTGGCAAAACGACACTGATGACTATATATGCTCTCTGGATTGCCTGTTTTTTTGAGGATCAACGACTACTAATCGTAGCAAATAAAGAGCAGACTGCAATTAATATTTTTAAGAGGGTGCGGTTAGCATACGAGCAGCTACCGAATTACTTAAAACCTGGAGCTGTGGAATATGGTAAAACTTCAATGTCTCTTGGAAATGGATCTTCAATTGGCATTTCAACAACCAGTAGTGATGCAGGTCGAGGTGAATCTGTAAACGTAGTTATTCTGGATGAGTTAGCATTTATTGATAATCATCTTGTCGAACAATTCTGGAAATCGGTATACCCAATTATTTCAAGTTCTAAAAAATCAAAAATATTTGTTGCGAGCACTCCTAATGGAACAGGTAATTTATTTCATGAACTTTATACCGGTGCAATGGAAAATAAAAATGGATGGCATGCGGAGCGAGTTGACTGGTGGGAAGTACCCGGTCGTGATGAAGACTGGAAAGACAAAACAATACGCACACTTGGTAGCGTCGAAGCGTTTGATCAAGAATTTGGAAATGTTTTTATTCAAACTGGCGAGAGCGCAATTAATGAAAAATTGTTCATGGAATTAAAAGCTGAGTGCGCAGAACCGGCTTTTGTTTTTGATGAAGGAAAATATTTGTTATGGGAAGAACCGAACAAGGACAATATATATGTCGCTGGCGTTGACGTTTCTGAAGGCGTCGGTGAAGCAGCAAGTGTCATACAAGTATTAGACATGACAGATTTGCGCAATATAAAACAAGTTGCAGTATACCATGATAGAAATACTAGTCCCTATAACTTCACAACCAAACTCCATGACATCTTACTACACTGGGGCTCACCACCTGCCCTTATTGAAAGAAATAATTGCGGCGCGCAAGTTGTTGATCAATTAAAACATACTCTTGGCTATGATAACATTGTTACATATGGACCAAAAATTGGCAGTGATAAAGTTTTTAAAAAAATAGGTATTCTTGCGCATACCAATACCAAATATAAAGGAGTTGTTAATATGCGTTATTGGGTAAACGAATTACGCGCAGTAAAAATTCGTGATATTAATACACTAAACGAACTTCGCGGGTTTGTTCGCTATCCAAACGGCACATGGGCAGCTAAACCCGGTGCAGACAGCTGGGATGACAGAATCATGAGTCTTGTGTGGTGTCTTGTCATTCTAGAAAATGAACTCGTCGATACATATTTCGAAGTCTTAGAGCTTGATGACAACAGGAGACCTCTTAAGCTCAAATCACTTGACTACGGTATTAAGCATTTCATAAACCCCACGTCAATTTATTCAAATGAAAAAAACCCTGAAATAACAACCATGCCTCTTCCAGTAATGATACAAGGAAGCAATAATCAGGATAATAATGACATCGACGACCTCGCGCAACAAGGTTGGACTAGATTAAATTAATATATATGTCAGCAAATATTACAGAGTATGTGCAAAGCCCATTCAATAAATCACGCAGTGATAAATTTATCATGGTACTCAACCTGCCTGACGTGCTTAAAAAAGTTGCAGCAAAATATACTCGCTCAAATACTGGCATAATACCGAATTCACTACAATTTTCTATTTTCGGTACTGTTGTACCCGACGTGGTGATACCACCGGTCGATCAATTATATGGTGGTCAGCCATTTTCACAATCAAGCAAAGCTCGCCCAGTATGGTCTCCTGTAACTGTGAACTTCACCGTTGATAACAGATTTAATAATTATTGGGTTATATATTCTTGGCTCAATCTTCTTAACAACGATAAAACGGGATTACAGGTAAAACCCGATAATAACTTTGCTAAAAATATTACAAAAATAGAGTATATGGCAAATATTTCTGTATTTGCACTTGACGAGTATGAGAAAAAAACTATTGAATTTCTCTATACAAATGCATTTCCAATAGGTTTAGGCGGTATAAACTTTAATAATAGAACTAGTACTGAAATTGAAACAACGTTTACATTCGGCTATTCACAATTAATTGCCACTTTGATAGAAAATACAGATAGTTTGTAAAAAATTGCAAAAGATGTAGCCGGGTTACAATAAATATTTGTATGGCGCGTACAATAGAAAGTCCCGGAGTTGAAATTAGAGAAATAGATTTGTCGCTTAATCCTAACAGGACAAATGTGACAACAGTTATGGTACCAGGGTTTGCTTCTAAGGGCCCTGTCGGTGAACCGGTTAAAGTTTCTTCTCTTTCAGAACATGAACAGATTTTCGGTCTTCCAACGAATGCCGCCGAGAGATATTTTTATCATACCACAAAAGCTGTATTTCAATCTCCTGCAGACGTAATGGTTTATCGTTTACCATACGGCGAGGGTAACGGTATCGGCACAAGCACAGAGTATAGTGCACTAGTGTTTCCTGTTGTGTCGTATTATGCCGGCGCAGCTAGTACATATTTAAGTTTTGATGAGGATGGTGCTTTTCTTTTCGGAAAACCGACACACTTAAAACTCACAGAATCTGAATATCTTTCAATTCTTGCTGGCTCAGGATTTACTTTCGTAAACAATACAAGTGGTGCTCGTTATTTTGATTCTGTCGGCGCTCTTAGTGCTGCTGGTATGGTTATTCTCAATAAAGCTCAATCGAC